AGTACCACCCCGAGGCCCGGATCCCCGACGGGCTCCGTGTGCGCCTCGACCAGCGAAGGCGCCGTGACGGGTAGCGTCGTCGCGCCGTAGCTGTGGGCCATGGTCAGTGCATCCAGATCGCTTGCAGACGGCGGGCGACGTCACCGCGGACGGAGCGCGTCATGGCGTCGAGAGCGGCCCGGGCCCCGTCGTGCATGTAGAGCCGCGCCGACGTGCCCGGGTGCCACACCTCGAGCGTGCGGACCCACCTGCCGAGCTTCGGGGAGTAGAAGACCAGCATCCCCGGGACCGCGTTGCCCCGACCATGGGGACGCCGCTTCTCGCGCTTCTGTCCCTCTTGGGTCGGTCCGATGAAGCTCCGCGCCATGCGGGGGCGGATCCAGTGCTGCCCCGTGCCCCACTCGACGTACGCCGCGTGCGGCGCCTTGGCCGAGATGGTGGCGAGCGCCCGCCGAGCCGTGGCCCGAGCCGTCTCGGTCACCATGATCGAGCTGCGCAACGCGCCGGTGCGGTCCGTGAAGGAGCGGGTGGCCTTGGCGTGCTGGACGGCTACCCGAGCCCCTTCGTCGGCGACGTCCTCGATCGACTGGATCAAGATCGCCTGCATCCGACCCGCGCGGGCGCGGAGGTCGTCGAGGTCAACGTGGACGCGGGGGACGAACACGTCAGAAGTCCCCGAAGCCGTCGCGCGCGAACGTGTAGACGTCCTCGGTGTTCGGATCGGGGAAGATCGCGCCGCCCTCGTTGGCGGCAGGGTTCGGGGCGGCGTCCGTGTCGAGCGCGGTGGTGTTCTTCCGCAGCCGATCGAGGTCGCGCTCGGCCTGCTTCATCAACTCGAGGCCGTCGTAGCTCGGCAGCACTTCGGGGTGCCGCTGCGCCGCCATGGCGACCGCGACGTCCAGCGTGAGCCGGACGATCTCGTGCGCCGTGTCACCCGTGGCGGCCGTCGCCGCCGTGGACAGGGTGACGATGCCCTGGAGGTAGCTCGCCACCTTGCCAGAGGCGTCAGCGATGAGCTGGGCCACGGAGTCAGCGTCCGCGGCTCCCGCGTCGTTGTCGTCGTAGAGCCGCTTCAGAGTGGCCGGACCGAGGCGACGCGAGAGCTGGGTCTGCGTGATGAACGCGTAGGCCACCGCATCGCCCTCCGGTTGTCAGCCGACGATCTCGACCGCGTCACCAAGGCTCAGCGCCTCGGTGAGGTTGGCCACGAACTCTTCGCCAGCGAGGTGCATCCCGTCGCACATGACCGACCCGGGACCGCGCACGCGGACGACGACGAGGCCCGAGACGGGCGCGGGAGGAGCCGGCGGCGGCGCGGGCGCGACCACGGGGGCCACGACCTCGACCACCGGCTCCACGGGCTCGGCGGGGGGAGGCGCAGGAGGCGGAGTTGCCTCCCACGCGTCCTCACGCCGAGGGAACCTCCGCACCGCCATCAGATCACCGTCGTGTAGAGGAAGCCACAGGGCGCCGCGAGGATGGTCGCCGCGTCGGCGTGGCTCGCCTGGACGATGTACGACCCGCGACCGCCGCGGCCCTGCTCGAACCACTGCTCGGTCTTCATCGGGATCTGGAGCGTGATTCCGAAGCTCGCGCTCCGGCGGCTCGGGCGGCTCGCCACGCGGACGACGCCGAACGAGTTGTTCGCGTCCCACATCCGGGTGTAGACGGCCGCGGCGCCTTCGTTCGCGGTGTTCTGGCGCGCCATGCCGACGAGCAGATCGTCCAGCTCGAAGAGCCCGGCGATCGCCTGACGGGTCACCACCGCGGGGTTGCCGCCGGTGTACTTGACCTGATCGAGGATGCGCGGGTTGGTCTTCAGCGCGTTGTAGACGTTGACGCCGCAGAATCCGATCCACTGCCCCGGGCCGTTGCCGGTCCAGCACGCAGCCTTTGCAGCCAGGACGTTGCCCACGGGGTCGCCGCCGGCCGCGGTGTTCCAGCGGTTGGCCGCCGCGATGGCCGCGGTGTTCGCGCCGTAGGAGCCGGGCGCGGTGAGGATCGCTGCCTGCCTCTGCTCCTTGCCGAGCGCGAGCCCGTCGAGGACGTTCATCAGCGGGTCGATCAGCTCGAGCGCCACGCTGTCGCCCAGCTCCAGAGTCCAGGCGTCGAGGTGCTCCTTCAGGCTGCGCCGGGTCAGCGCCGCGGTCGCGAGCGTCACGCGCTCGCTCACCTCGTTCACGCTGCCGTCCGTGCCCACGGTGTCGGCCGGGTACGAGAGGCCGATGTCCTGCGGACGCTGGAAGTACTCGACCGCGAGCTTGTTCACGGTCACCGGCGGCATCAGCCGATCGCCGATGTAGTCGTCGTTGGCGTAGGCCAGCGACAGCTCGGTGAGGGTCTGCGTGGTTCCGACCATGCCGGGAGTGGCCTGGAGTCGAGCGAGCCCCTCGTCGAGGGACCGGATCAGCTCCGGCTGCTCACGCGCGGCGGACAGGAGCGCGGACAGCTTGCGATCGAACGCGGCGCCAGCGGGGGTCCGCTGATCGAACTCGGCGTAGTGACGGATGGTCATGGTAGGTTCCTTCTGGAGTCCTGTGGGTGGATCACGTCCCCGTGCTTGGACGCGCGCCGAGGTTGACGCCGACGAGCTCGCCCGCGACGGTGCCCGTCTGCGTCGCCATGCCGATGACCGTCGTGGTGGCGGCGACGCCGGCCGTGTAGTTCTTGACGCCATCCCAGGCGCCGTCGACGTTGACGAAGAGCCCCGCCGTCACGGCCGCCGCGGTGCCGACGCGGCACGGGACGATGCACGGCGAGCCGAGCAGAATGACCTCGATGAAGTCGCCGCCGGTGGCCGGCCAGGTGCCGTCCTCGGTCTTGTAGGCGATGCCGTAGATCGGAGCGGTCAACGCCGTGGCAGGAGCCACCGTGCCGGCTGCGGCGAGCACGACGGGCTGTCCCTGGAGGACGGTCGCGGCCGCGGTGACGGCGCGCTCCTCGATGAGGGCGGTTTCGGTGATGTTCTTGCGGTCTGCGCGAGGCATGATTACTCGTCCTTTCCTGCGTCGCGGACGAGCGCCGCGAGCTTCGAATCGGGGTCAGCGGTGACGCGGTTCTCGGGCGCGTCGGTGCCCGTGACGTCCGCGGTGAGGGTGATGGGCGGGCGTGCCGCCAGGAGCTCGGCGAAGAGATCGGGGTTCTGCGCGCGGAGCTTCGTCATCGCCTCGCGCTCGGCTGGGTAGAGCTTGGTGCCGATGACGGCCTCGACCTCGCGCCGGTTGAGGTCGGCGCTCAGGCGCGCGACCTCGGCGGACTGCGCGGCGGCGCGCACCTCGGCAGCGGCCTTCTCTGCCTCGAGCGCGGCAAGCTTGGCGCTCATCTCACGCAGCTCGGCGTCGGCCTTGGTGGCCATCTCGAGGGCAGCGGTCGTCTCGGCCGCGGCGTCCGTTGCGACCTGCGCGGGGGCGAGGTCGGTGGTGACGGTTTCGCTCATGTTCGGGGTCTCCTGCGCGGCCTTGGCGGTCGCTGTGACGGGCAGCCGAGAGCGCATCTCGGCGGCTCGCCGGTAGTGGGAAAGATCGACGGACGCGGCGGCCTCGAGCGCGTCGGTCACGGTGTCGGCGAATCCGTTGGTGACGGCCTCATCGCCGAACATCCAAGTTTCCTCGGCCATGAGGGCGAGCATGTCGTCGCGGCTCTTGGCCACGCCTCGCCGCATCGCCGATCGGACGTAGGTGTCGGCGACCGTGTCGTTGATCTGGCGGAGCAGGCCGGCGCGCTTCTCGAGGTCGCCAGCCGACCCGCGCATCGAGGTCCACGCCTCGTGCACCATGATCGCGGCGTTGGCCGGGATGCTCACCTCGTCGGCAGCAGCGAGGACGATCGACGCCGCGGAAGCCGCGATCCCCGTCACCTCGCCGACGATGTGCGTGCCCTTCTCGCCGTACTGGCGAAGGACGTTGTAGATGGCGACGCCCTCGAAGGCGTCCCCGCCCGAGGAGTTGATCGAGAGCTTGATCGTCTTCGGCTTGCTGCCCTTGAGCGAGTTGCGAATGGCCTTCGCGGTCACGCCCTCGCCGGTCCACCAGTCGATCCCAATGTCGTCGTAGACGTCGATCTCGACCACGTCCGACGCAGCGGCGCGCGGGCGCACCGCGACGACCATGCGCGTTGCGCCTGTCTGCTCTGCCATCAGTTGTGCCTCTGCTACTCGTCGTCAGCGGGCTTCTTGTCGGAGCCCTCTTCGTCGGTGCCGAATCCCTCTTCTGTCACCTCGACGTCGAGCGTCTCTTCGTCCTCGACCGCTTCGGGGATGCCGGCCTGATCGCGAACCCAGCTCGCCGGAATCTTGCGGAGGCCGGCGGTCCTCAGTTGCGCGAGCGCCTTGCCGAACTTCTCGAGGTCGATCTGGTCCTCGGTCGCCAGCAGCACACGCGGCGGGCGGACGTTGGGGCCGTAGTTGATGAGCGTGAACGTCGCCGCCGGACCACGGGTGAGGGCGTCGCAGACAACCCGCGCGTTCGTGTCCCTGACGCCGTCGCGTCCCTTGTCGTGCACCTCGCCCAGCGAGCGGGCGCCGCGGTCGCCGGACTCGATGGTGAGCGTGCCGTGGAGGACCGCCTTGCTCATCTCCTCGGCGAGATGAACGGAGAGCTCCCGGTGCACCCCACCGCCGCCGGTCGTGCCGTTCTTCGGCCACTCGACGCGGAGGTCCAGCATCTCCGAGATGGTCGCCTTGCCCGTCGAGTGGTACCGCTCGATCACCTCGGCGAGGTGGGCGACGTCGATCTTGCTGGCGCCCTTCTTGTAGACGCCGATCGTCGAAGGCTTGAACCCGATCTCACCCAGCGTGAGCCAGTCTTTCAGGGTCCAGTTGCGACCCAGCGCGGCCCAGATTAGGCAGCGGGCCAGGCCCTCACGCGGCAGGACGTCTCCGTTGATGCGGCGCCTGACCGTGGCGAACTTCCCCGGGAACGCGACGGGGAGATCGACCCCACCGGCGTCAACGCTCCCGCAGTTCCTCATGTCGAACAGGAGGGCGCCATCGGCCTGCCGAAACCCGAACCGACGGCTCGCCACGGGGCGGACCACGGTGGGGACGAGCCGCCCGTCTACCAGCTCCCACGTCAACTCGGAGGTGGCGTGCCCGAACGCCATCGACTCGCCCACCAGATGGGCGATTCCCGCTTCCTTGTCCGACGTCTCCCACGCCTCGGAAAACGCGGTCGCCGCCTCCTCCTCGACCGGCGTGGCGCCCCTGGGAGGGGCGACCATCCACTCGAGGGAGGTGATGTCCTGCTCCGCCGATGCCATCACCGACTGTAGATGGCAATCCTTCTGTCGGCACTCGTGGAACAGGTCCACCAGACGCGCCGGGTGCCCGCCGTCGGCCTCTTGCAGGATGGCCGTGACCGTCAGCGGAGTGAGGTTGCCGCCGATGCGAGAGAACTGGCTCCACAGTGGGAGCGTCGGCAGCGGATCACCGGCGAGCGTGGACTCGGTGACCACTGGCGCCAGCTGGCGCGGGCGCGTGAACGGCCACATCTAGAGCCCTCAGACGTAGACGGTGATCGGTGTCGCGGTGCTCGTTGCACCGATGCTCGTGAAGAGCACGTCCTCGACGGCGCCGGCAATGCAGGTAGTCGTGTCGGTGGTCCCGTCGTCGAAGCCGAGCACCAGGGTGCCAGTGGAGCCCGCCTTGGTCCGCCGGTACGGCTGGTTGCCGACGATGGCGCCGCCGAGCACGCGCGCGAACGGACCGAGGCCCGACACGCCGAACGCGAGCCCGCCGGCAGCCTGGAGCTGTGCCGGTACCGTGATGCTGGTGACCGTCTCGAGCGGGGCGGTGCCCACGATCGTCTCGCCGCCACCGTCCGCCAGCGGGAGCAGGTCCACGGTGCAGACGATGCCACTGCGCGTGCCTGTCACGACGATCGGGTCGGTCGTGTTGTAGGTGGCCGCGTTCGCGGTCGTCGTCACCGACGGGTAACGAGGGAACTCGAATCCCGCAACTTGGACGGCGCCGTTGAGTTGCGCACCGCTGTAGGTGGTGAGAGCGATGGGAGCCTGCTCGACGGTCTTGATCCCGTCGGTGTCCGTCAGCCCCGCCGCCGTGCTCGAGTAGCACCGGGGCGAGCTGTGAAGCTCATTGCCCCTCATGTCACACCGGCAGGAGGGTGAGGATCAGCGCGCCGTCGGTCGTGTCGTCCGAGCGCCGCACGTAGAGATCGGAAGCCGCCGCAAGGGCGGCCGGGATCGCCGTCACGCCCCACGGGATGACGCCAGCAACCGCCACCGAGATGTCGTTCGTGAGCGCGTCGCCGCCGCCGGCAGCGGCCGTGCGTAGCGTCCAGGTGTCGCCTACGCCTACCGTCGTCACCACCGCCTTGACGTCGATGATACGGCACTCGGTCGGGACCGAGTCCGTCACGAGGACGTCATCAGCCGCTCCCGTGATGCCCGCCGTCAGCGGGGCATAGATCACGAACGGGACGCCATCGGTGCCGACCGCTCCCGCTCCCGCGAGCGTCGCTTCTCCGTCCAGGTGCGTCACCAGCACGCTGCCAGCCGCGAGTCCCGCACCAGTAGCGTGCACCAGCCACCGGCCCGTTGCCGGGGCGTCGTCTGGGACGAGCACGCCAGCACCGGCGACAGCCGCGCTGGATGCGTCGTAGATCCAGGACAGCTGCGTCGCGAGATCCACGACCACCATCCCGTTCGCGCGGTCCGTCGCGACGAGCGCGGTGATGGCCGCGGCGTTGGCGTAGGTGCCACCGAATCGAGCGGAAACCTCACGAGCTGCTCGGTCGCCGTAGGTGAGAATTGCGGTCATGCTCAGGGGTCTCCAGTCGTGTCGTCAGAACCCGCGGCCCATGCCTTCCCAGCGGGTCCAAGGCATCTGGGGCGCAGCGTTGTCGCCGGTGTCGATGTGCAGGTCGGGGGCGCCGATGGCCAGCGCCAGGGCGTCGGCGTGGTCGGGGCTCCGCTTCAGTCGCTTCTTGATCGAATCCTTGGGCTCGACCTTGATCCGCGCGGCGCTCGTCATCGCGTAGGTCGGAGAGACGAGCTCGCGTTCCAACTCGGCGCACGGCTCGAGGGTCGCGTCCTTCATCCACTCACGGACCGACCACCACAGCTCGTCGCGAGTGCGCTCGAACCGCTCCTCGTCGTCCGCCGATGACGCCGCGTTGACGCCGATCACCGTGACGAGCTCGTCGTCCGCGAATGCCTCGAGCACCTGGTCCACTACGCCAGCGCCGAGCCCGCCTTCGTCAATCGCGACCGTCACGTGTTCGTGACCGCTTCGCATCCGACGGACCGCAGCGATCGTCTCGCCAGCCACCTCGGTGGTTGGCGCTCCGTGAATCCTCTTGGCGATGCCGCCGAACCGGGAGCGCGTCCACGCGATGACCGTGTCGTCGTCGCCGAACCGCGCGACGTCCACGCCAATCCGCAGTGGTCCGCTTGGCTCCTCGCCCTCTTCGTGCCGCGCTATCGCAGCCTCGAGCAGACCCAGCGGGATGACTACGTTGGGGCCGCTGCGTGGGAAGTCGCCGCCGACGCGGACATCCCAAACTGGATCACCTGGCCCGCCGTACTCGCGCGCCATCTCCTCGGCCCACTCGCGCGTTGCGAGGCCGGGGACGACGCTCTCACCGGTGGTGACGTTCGGCGATTCGAGCGACGAGATGTGCAGCAGCGCGCCGTCCTCGAAGAGGTGGCGTTTCTCGTGGAAGCTGTCGAAGAAGTGGCCGCTCGTCGTCGTCGGGTTGCCCGTCTCGACCAGCTTGCCGCCGCCGGCGCGGTTGCCTGCGATGGCCTCGAAGACCGCGTCGCTGACGCCGCTTGCCTCATCCACGAGGTAGAGCACCTCGGGCGCCGAGATGCCGCTGAAGGCGTCCGGGTCATCGACGGTGAAGCCGAGGATCTGCGAACCGTTGTCGAGCCCGATGCCCGTCGCGGGGTCCAGCGGTACGTGCGGCAGCTCAACTCCGCGAGCGTGCGCCATGGTGCGCAGTCGCCGAATCTCGCGCCAGATCGTCTCCTTGACCTGCCTCGCCGTCGGGTGAGTGCAGACCACCCGCACGCCGGGGCGCGACATCGCGAACCACCACGCGAGCAGCGCGATCGACAGCGTCTTGCCGGTCTTGTGCCCCGAGCGGCAGGCCACCCGAGGGAAGCGCGCAACCGCCCTGACCAGTTCCGCCTGCCTGGTGTAGCCCTCGAACTCTAGCCGGAGTCCGAAGACTGCCAGCGCGAACCCGACCGGGTCGTCACGGAACCGGGTCAGGTCGCCCAGTCGCGTCGCTGTCTTCGGCTGGCTCGCCAGCACCTTACGCGCTGCTGACGCCCAGAGCGGCGAGAGCTTTGGTGAAGGCCGCATCATCCAGTGCCCCTCGCAGCGCCTCGACCACCGCCGCCAGCTCGGATTCGAGCCGCTGCGTCACGAGGACTTCGGTTGCCGCGTCAAGGCCGAGCAACTTCGCCCGCCGCTCGCTGATCCTGACGAGTTGATCGATGGCGGCCGGGTTCGGCTTCGTCGATTGGGCCAGCCTGGCGATCTGCGACATCACCACGGTCATCGCGTGGTCCAGTCGCGCCGTCTCCAGCTTGCGCTGCGTCTCGATCGCCTCGGCGGCCTGTAGCTCGTACCCCTCGGCGGCGCGTTTGACGTATTTGTGCGCCGCGCCAGCGGAGCAACCCATCCGTTGGGCGATCTGAGCATACGTCAGCCCCATGATCCGGAGCTTGGCGGCCTCGGCCACGGCGGCCTTCACCCGGAGGGCCTGGGGCGTGTTCAGAGTGCGCGGACGCTTGCGCTGCGGCGAATTCCACTCTGACATTGCGCACTTACGGACGGATGGCGAAAAACATAGCAAAGTCGGGCACTTGGACCCATACTAAGCGGGAGGAATGCAGGATCCGGCGGTGTCGCCGGGGAGGACAACGTCATGCAGAAGACAGAGATCAACTGGACCGAACTAACATGGGGCACCGCTTCCGGGTGCACAAAAATAAGCGCCGGCTGCAAACACTGCTACGCGGAGTGCATCGCGGAGCAGAAGCGCGGAACCCCAGCGTTCCCAAACGGCTTCGACGTCACGCTCCGCCCGCATAAGATGGGCGAGCCGCGGAGCATCAAAGCTCCGTCGATGATCTTCACGAACTCGATGACCGACCTGTTCCACGAACAGATCCCGGACTCGTTCCGGGAGGAGCAGTGCGCTGTAATGAGCGAAGTGAACCGGCACCGATACCAAGTGCTGACCAAGCGCCCCGAGAACGCCGCGCGGTTCTTCGCGACGCGACCCGTTCCCGACTCGGTATGGCTCGGCGTCACCATCGAGCATGAGAAGACACTGCACCGAATTGACACCCTGCGCGGAATCGCGGCCAGGGTTCGCTTCCTGTCGATCGAGCCACTGCTCGGACCCATCGACCTGCGCGGGCTCCTCGACGGCATCCACTGGGTCATCGTCGGCGGGGAG